CCTCACCGCCTGCGAGAAGTACCAGGTGGCGGGCGTCGCCTTCGACCGCAAGTTCTCCACCTACATCGTGCCCGAGCTCATCGACGCCGGGGTGGAGATGCTACCCTTTGGGCAGGGCTTCTACGACATGAGCTACCCCACAAAGCAGTTCGAGATGAAGCTGGTGGCGGGCGAAATTATCCACGGCGGCAACCGCTGCCTACGCTGGCAGGTGGGCTGCGTCAAGCTCGACCGCGACCCTGCCGACAACATCAAGGTCGGCAAGAACCGCAACAAGCTCGGCCAGCAGGTCGACGGCGTCGTCGCGTCTATCATGGCGCTGGGCATCAGCGACAACGACGACAACCTCATCACAGAAGTGTTTACCCTGTAGTTCCTACCTTCGCCACAATGGCCACACTCCTCGAACGTCTCGGCATCCAAAAGCGGGCCCGCGTGGGCAAGTTCGACAGCCAAACCATAGGCGCCGAGCTGGGCGTCTACGGCATGACGGCGTCAGGCATCACCGTCAGCGAGCAGGGCGCCCTCGCCATCTCGACCGTATACGCCTGCATCTACCGCATCGCCTCCACCGTCAGCTCGCTGTCGCTGAACATCTACCTGCGCGAAGGCAACCGGGTGACGCTGGCGGAGTCGCACCCGGCCTACGACCTGTGCAAGTACGAGCCCAACAGCTACCAGACGGCTATGGAGTTTTGGGAGCGGCTGTACAGCTCGGCCCTCATGTACGGCGTGGGCTATGCCATGATCACGCGCGATAACAGCGGCCGCCCCGTCGCCCTCGACCTGCTCGACTACTACGACGTGGAGCCGAAGCTGGTGGGTAACGAGAAGGTGTACAGCGTCCGCGATGTCGGCGTGGTCCGCCCGGAGAACATGCTGGAGCTGGCGAACATCATGCGTATGTCGCCGCTGCGCCTCCACCGGGAAAACCTGGGGCTGACGAAGGCTGCGCAGGATTTCGGGGCGGAGTACTTCGGCAACGGCGGACAGGCCACCGGCATCCTCAAGCCAAAGAACCCGCTGAAGCCAGAGCAGGTGGACACGCTGCGCAAGTCGTGGAAGCACGGCGGCCCTGGCGTCAAGTTCCTCGGCGTGGACATGGACTACCAAAGCATCCAACTCCAGCCGGAGGAGGCCCAGTTCATCGAAACCCGCAAGTTTCAGGCCGAGGAAATTTGCCGCATCTTCAGCGTGCCGCCCGACCTGGTGCAGGTGCCAGGACAGTCGACCTTCAACAACGTCGAGCAGCAGCATATCCAGTTTGCCCGCCACACGATCCAGCCGTGGGCCGTCCGCCTGCAGCAGGAGGTGGACCGCAAGCTCATCGCCAGCTTCGACCGGCCCCAGGTGTACAGCCGCCACGACATGACCGACCTGTACCGCGGCGATATGGCCGCCCGTGCCAACTTCTACACGCAGATGCTCCAGGCCGGGGTGCTGTCCATCAACGAGGCCCGCGCCAAGGAGGACCTGAACCCCGTCGCAGGCGGCGACATCCACACCGTCCAGGTCAACCAAATCGCCCTGTCGGAGTTCGGTGCATATTCGCAAAAAATAGCAAATGAAAACTCAGGAAGCATTTGAGCACGAGGTCCGCGCCCAGTATGGGGAGGCGGTAGAACTGCGCGTCTCCGAGGTCCGTGCGGCCTCCGACGACACCCTCACCGTCAGCGGCTACGCTGCTATGTTTGACGACATCACCGACCTCGGATACTTCAAGGAGCGCATCGCTCGCGGAGCGTTCGACGGAGTGATGGAGGACGACGTCCGGCTGCTTATCAACCATGCCGGTGTCCCGCTCGCACGTACCACCAACGGCACGCTCGACCTCGAGGTGGACGAGACCGGCCTGCGCTACACCGCACGCCTGGCGGACACGACCGAAGGGCGCGACCTGTACAAGCTCATCAAGCGCGGCGACATCTCGCAGTCCAGCTTTGCCTTTACGATTGCAGACGAGGACTACGACCGCAAGGCCAACTTGCGCACGATTACCAAGATGGGCAGCCTGCTCGACGTCAGCCCGGTGACTTACCCAGCTTACCCCACTACCACGGTGGCGGCCCGCATGAAGGCGGCTCAGCCCGATCCGGTTGACGAGGTGGCCGAGGAAATCGTGGAGGCTATCGAGGAGACCCCGGCGGTAGCTCCGGAACCCGTAAAAGTGGAACGCAGTACATTCGCACAAACTAAACCCCAGACCATGAACTTGAACGAACTGAAGGCGCTCCGCGCCAAGTACTACGAGGAGCACGTCGCCCTCGTGGAGAACCCTGACAAAGAAGGCCGCCAAATCACCGAAGCTGAAGAGCAGCGGGCCGAGTGGTTGGTTGGCGAGGTTGCATCTTTGGACAAGCGCATCAAGCACCGCGCGGATCACGAGAACATGGTCGCCCGCGTAGCCTACAGCGGCACGGCATCGACCACCGAGCAGCGCGAAGTTGAGCGCGTGAACGGTCATTTTAGCTTGAGCCGTGCTGTCATGCAGGCAGCTAACGGCCGCTCTTTGGAGGGCGCCGAGGCGGAGTGGGCACAGGAGGCACAGCGCGAGATGCGGGCCCAAGGCTTGCAGGTTCTCGGTCAGGTGGCTATCCCGACCAAAGCTCTGTTCCGGGCATCTGCTGACAACTTCACGGCCGGCGCATACGGAGCTACCACGGACGGAGCGGCATTCGTTCCTGTGAACGTGGGCGGAGCTATCGAAGCACTGCGCGCACCGTCGGTCATCGAGCAGTTGGGCACGACTACGCTGCAGGGCATGACGGGCAACCTGAAATTCCCGCGTGTGTCTGTGAAGGCAACCGGCGTAGCTGAGGGCGAAGTTGACGCTAACGCGGCATCGGGCCTTGAGATGGACGAGCTGACCCTCAGCCCGCAGCGGGTTTCTGCGAAGACCACCTACTCCAAGCAGCTCCTCCTCCAGGGCGGCGCAGCAGTGGACCTGGTCATCGCGCAGGAATTGCAGAACGCGATGAACGCATTCATCGACACGAAAGCATTCGACACGCTCGACGGCGCTACCATCGACAACCAGTCGACGGACGGCTCGACGACCCTCACCGCTGCGATTGCAGTGGCTATGGAATCGGCAGTGCTCGCAGCAGGTGGAAACCTCGCAGCTGCACGGTACGTCATGTCTCCCACTGCTTACAAGTTCGCAAAGAACCTGGCGCAGGTAAGTTCTGTCTCTGCTCTGTACGACCTCGCCAGCAACACCTTCAACGGTTACCCGGCTGTGGCTACGCCGTACCTGGTGGACGCCAGCTCGGGAGTGGGGCAGATGTTGTTCGGTAACTTCCAGCAGGGCTGCATCCTCGCCTACTTCGGAGGTATCGACCTGCTCGTGGACCCGTACAGCGCTGCAGGCAACGCGCAGATCGTTTTGCACGTGAACCGCTTCTTCGATTTCGACGTTCGCCAAGCTGGCGCTCTCTCGAAAATCATCGACATTAACGCTGCCTAATTAGGCAACGACCACACAGGCGAAGGCCCGGGGCACTCCCCCGGGCTTTCGTACTTTCGGGCCATGGTTACCACCGTCAAGGTCACGGGCACCCCGGTGCTCAACGACATCATCACCGTCGCGGACCTCAAGACCTTCTGCCGCGTAGACAGCGCCGACGAGGATACTCTGATGGACGCGCTACGCCAGGCAGCTATCACCTGGTGCGAGGAGTATTGCAGCATCCGCCTCGGCGACGTCGCAGCCATAGCCTACGCCGACGCGTGGGCGCCGCTCGGCATCACCGTTGGTCCGGTGCAGAGCATCACCTCCATCACCTACCTGTCGACGGCCAACACGACGCAGACGCTGGGGGCGAGCTACTACTACTCTGACCTGAATAGCCAGATTGCACGCATCCGTTTCGTTAGCCCGCCGGACCTGTACGACGACGCGCTCAACCGGGTGCAGGTGAACATGACTATCGGCTACCCTGAGGCGTCCGTGCCGAAGCCTATCCTGCAGGCCATCCGTATCCTCGTGGGACACTTCTACGAGAACCGCCAGCAGGTGGTCACGGGCACCATCGCCACCGCCGTACCCTTTGCGGTGGAGGCCCTGCTCTCACCCTACCGTCTGCTGCACCCATGAGGATAGGAACGCTTGACCGCCGCGTAGAAATCCAAAGCCTGACCACGGTGAAGGATGACTGGAACTACGACGTGACGACGTGGGGCACGCTGGCGGAGGTGTGGGCGTCGCGCCGCGATCGCAGCAGCGGCGAAGTCACCGAGGTCATGAAGACGGTGCAGCTCAACCGCACCGAGTGGACGGTCCGCTACCGCTCCGACGTGGACACCACCATGCGCATCATGCACGACAGCGTATACTACTACATCGTGGGCGTGGTGCAGATAGGCCGCAAAGAAGGGCTGCTGCTCATCACCGAACTGCGCGACTGATGGACATCAGGCCCAAGTCGAAGGTCATCAAATCGCAGCTCGGCAGCTTCGGCTTTGACGGGCGCCAGCTGAAGGCCATCGAGGACGAGCTGATGAGCATGCCGCTCCGCTACCGCGCCAAGGCCCTCATCGGTCCTATGAAGACCGCGCTCGGCGTCACCAAACGCCAGGCACAGACGAACGCTATGGCCAGCGCCCGGACGGGCAACCTCGCTAAAGCTATACAGGTGGTCGAAGGCAAGGACAAGCGCTACACCTACGTGGTGCTGCGCGTCAACCCGAAGACCAGCTACTACCTCCCGGCTCCGGCGTGGATGGACCGCGGTATGCCACAGCTGCAGCGTCCCATCAAGTACGCCCACCTCGTGGCCGGTGGCACAAAGCCAGGGCTGCGTACCAACCGCGAACTGCAAGACGGACGCCGCAAACACTTCACCGTACGCAACGAGGAAAGCGGCAAGGTGCACCGCCTGTCGCAGTGGCTGACACCAAAGAAGCCAGGCATCCAACACCCAGGCACCGAGGCTAACAACTTTATCGAGGACGCTTGGACCCTCACGCAGGACCAGGCGGAGGCCAAGTTCCGCGACATCGCCATCGACCGCATCCTAAAATTCAAAAACAGGCAAGGCTTCAAATGATCAACCACATCATCGACATCCTGAAGGCCGACGCCGCCGTGACGGCCGTCACCACCGCCGACCGCATCTTTCCGCTGGCGCGACTACAAGGCAGCGCCGTGCCTGCTATCGTGGTTCAGCTGACGAACACCACGCCCGTAGACACCCACGACGCGCTGGCCACCGTGGACGAGCACCTGGTGCAGGTGACGGCTATAGGCACGACGCCAAAACAATGCTACGACCTCGGCGAGGTGGTGCGCCTGTCGCTCGATGGCTACCTCGGCGGCGACATCAGCAGCCTCCGCTTCGCGACGCAGGCCACCGACATCTTTGAGGCGGACGACCTTTTCACTATCACCATGCAGTTCGACGTGCACCTCCAGCGCGGCGAGGTGCAGCTGCCGACCTCGGCGGCGATGGGCTCGGACCTCAACATACGCGGAGCACTGTACTACCGCATCCAAGACCTGGCGCTGGTGAACGGGTTCAGCTACACCTGCACCGCCGCCGATTACGCGCTCTTTGCCGACTACGCCACTGCCTCCGGCTCGGCTACCTCCACGCTGCGCCTGCCTGCCGTCGCGTCTAACGAAGGGCGCGTGATTCGCGTGAAGACCGGCAAAGGGCTGAGCAACAGCCGCAGCCTCGTCATACGCGGCAACGTAGCCGACGACGCGGAAATCGACGGGGCGGCTACCGCCACCATGGACCGAGCGTACGACGGCATCACGCTGCTGTGCCACCGAAGCGAGTGGTGCATAGTGCAGCGCAAAAGCAAATAATTCACACTCCCTATCTTCACGAAAAATCTGAACCATCATGGCAACTACTGGAAAAGTCCGCTCTAACGCCATCGGCGTGTACATCTCCAACACCACCCTGCCGGACGCAGGGCTCACCTACGCAGGCCCCACCTTCGGGGACGGAGCTACGGAAGACGACGACTTCGAGCTCATCGCCTGCGCGACCTCCGGCTCGTTCTCGGGATCTATGGAAGTCATCGACGCGACGACCAAAGACAACGACGGCCAGCGGGAAATCCTGACCAGCGCCCTGTCGTGGTCTATGTCCTGCGACGGTCTCATCGAGTACGGCAGCGTCAGCGCCGGAGCAAAGAACACGGCCGAGCTGTTCGACAT